ACGGTGCGGCGGATGGCGGGTGCCCGGCATGCGGACATCGCGCGCGTCGTCGGTGTCAGCGTGCCCACTCTGCGCAAGGCGTTCCGCGAAGAGCTGCAGGCGGCGCGTGGCGGGGCAGGGCTGTTCGATCCGGCGCTGGTGCCGCGGATCGCTCAGGAGAAGGCTCTCGTGCCTTCGGCCGGTGGGCGCCGACCGTTCCAGCCGAGCGAGTACCAGCGGCGCCAGGTGATGGAGCTCGCGGCGGTGGGGCGTCCGGTGCGGGCGATCGCGCGAGCGCTCGGATTCGCCGAACCGACGCTGCGAAAGCATTTCGCGGCCGAGCTTGAAACCGGAGCCGAGCGTATCGAGGCCGAGATGCTGAAGGCGCTGATGAGCAAGGCGCGCGGCGGCAACGTGGCTGCGCAGAAGCAGGTGCTGCAGATGATCGGCGCGGCGCGGCTTGAGCGCATGGAGGCGGTCCTCACGCAGTCGCCGGAGGCTCGGCCGGATACGCCGGGCAAGAAGCTGCAGGCGGCCATTGATGCGGCCGACATCATCCAAAACACGCCGATCCTGGCGCATCTGCGGCCACACTGATGGGGTGGGACTTCGCCGTTCCCGATTGGTGGGAGCGGCTGCGGGACGGCCGGTCCCTGCTGCCGGACCTGCCGCTCGACCGGGACGCCGCGGACCTTGCAGTGCGGCTGTTCAACCAGCTTCGCCTGCCCGACGTGGCGGGGCAGCCGACGCTGGAGGAGGCCGCCGGAGACTGGTTCCGCGACATCGTCCGCGCGGTGTTCGGCTCGCTCGACCCCGAAACGGGCGTGCGCCGCGTGCCGGGTGTGTTCGGCCTAGTGCCCAAGAAGAACAGCAAGACGACGTATTCGGGCGCGCTGATGCTGACCGCGCTGCTGATGAACCGGCGCCCGAACGCGCAGTTCGGCCTGTTCGGCCCAACGCAGGAGGTGGCGGACCTCGCCTTCGCCGCCGCGTCCAACACGCTGAAGGCGACGCCGGAGTTCGCGCCGCTGTTCGACATCAAGGATTACAACAAGACCATCACGATGCGCGCCGGGGCGGGCAAGGGTTCCTGGCTGAAGATCACCACCTTCGACATGCAGACGGCGACAGGCGGCAAATACGCGGGCTGGCTGCTGGACGAGCTGCACCTGCTTGGCAAGGTGCCCTACGCCAGCCGGGTGATCGGCCAGCTGCGCGGCGCGGCCGGCGCGATCCCGGAGCAGTTCGGCATCATCATCACGACCCAGGCGGACGATGTGCCGGCCGGCGTGTTCAAGTCCGAACTCGGCTACGCGCGCGCGGTGCGCGATGGCAGGGTGCCTGAGCCCACGGTGCTGCCGATCCTCTACGAGTTTCCCGAGGCGGTGCAGGGCGCCGAGGATAAGCCCTGGCGCGACCCGGCGCTGTGGCCTTGCGTGCTGCCGAACCTCGGCCGCTCGGTACGGCTAGACGTGCTGCGCCGCGACTATGCGACGGCGCGGGAAAAGGGCGAGGCCGAAGAACGGCGCTGGGCGTCGCAGCATCTGAACGTCGAAATCGGGCTGGCGCTCCACGCGAACCGATGGATCGGCGCCGATTACTGGATCGGCGCGGCGGCCGACCACGACCTGGCCGCCATCATCGCGCGCAGCGACTGCTGCGTGGCCGGCATCGACGGCGGCGGGCTTGATGACCTGCTTGGCCTTGCCGTGCTCGGGCGCGACCGCGAGACGCGCCAGTGGCGGCACTGGGCCCATGCCTGGGCGCAGCCCGAGGTGTTCGAGCGGCGCAAGGAAATCGCGCCGGCGCTGCAGGATCTGGCCGATGCCGGCGACCTGACGGTCTGCCGCACGCCGGGGGCCGATATCGTCGGCGTGGCCGACATTGTCGAGCGCCTGGCCGAGGCCGGGCTGCTGCCGGAGCAGGCGGCGGTCGGGCTCGACCCCTATGGCGTCGCGGCGCTGGTGGACGAGCTGACCGCGCGCGGACTGACCGACCGGCAGATGGTCGCGATCGGTCAGGGCACGCGCCTCAGCCCCGCGATCTGGGGGTTGGAGCGCAAGCTGAAGGACGGCACGTTTCGGCACGCCGGGCAGCCGCTCATGGCCTGGTGCGTCGGCAACGCGCGCACCGAGCAGCGGGGGAACGCGGTGCTGATCACAAAGGAAGCGGCCGGCAAGTCGAAGATCGACCCGCTGGTCGCGACGTTCAACGCGGTGATGCTGATGGCGCGCGCGCCGGTCGCGGCAGGCTTCGAGTACACGGGGATCTGACGATGGGCATCATGGACTGGTTCCGCGGTGCCGCCAGGCCGCCGCGCCAGGAGCCGCATCTCGGCGCCTCCGTCGAATCGGAAAGCCAGTGGAAGGCACATGGCTTTGTGATCGGCGGCGCGCCCTCGCGCGCGGGCGTCGCCGTCTCGGAGACGACAGCGCTGTCCCTGCCATCTGTCATGCAGGCGCTGCGCGTGCTGTGCGGCGTGTTCGCCATGACGCCGCTGCACTACTACCGCGAGACGAGCGCCGGGCGGGAGCGGGCGAAGGACGACCCGCTGCACCGCCTGTTCCATCGCGCGCCCAACCGCCACCAGTCCGCCTTCGCCTTCAAGGAAATCCTGCTGGCGGACGTGCTGCTGACCGGGAACTTCTACGCCTATGTCTCGCGCGATTCGCGCCAGCGGGTGACCGCGCTGACGCGGCTGAATCCGCTCACCGTCACCGTCAACGAGTACTTCGACCGCGAGACCGGCATCGAGCTGTTCTACGACGCGACGCTGCCGGACAAGAGCTCGGAGCGCTTTGCTGCGCGCGACATCTGGCACGTCTCGGGCACCAGCCGGAACGGGCTGTATGGCCTGAATCCGGTGCGCTACATGCGCGACGCCCTCGGCGCGACGATCGCGACCGGCGAGTATGCGGCGAGCTTCTGGGGCAATGACGCGCGGCCGGGCACGATCCTGACGACGAAGGGCAAGATGTCCGGCGAGGCCAAGGAGGCGCTGCGCGCCGACTGGAAGCGCCGCTTCGGCGGCCCGTCGCGCGCCAACGAGATCGCCGTGCTCGACCAGGAGCTCGAACCCAAGTTCCTGAGCCAGGACAACCAGAAGAGCCAGTTCGTCGAGACGCGCACCTTCCAGGTCCTGGAGGTGGCGCGCATGTGGGGCGTCCCGCCGCATCTGCTGTTCGAGCTGAGCCGCGCGACCTTCGGCAACATCGAGCAGCAGAGCCTGGAGTTCGTCACCTACCACCTGGGGCCCCACTATGAGCGCGTCGCCGGCGCGGCGAACCTGGCCTTCGCGGCCGAGGACGGGCATTTCGAGTTCCTGGAGGACGCGCTGGTCAAGGGCGACATCAAGAGCCGCTGGGAAGCTTACAACGCGGCCCGCCTGACCGGCGTGCTGAGCGCGAACGAGATCCGCGAGCGCGAGAACCTGAACCGCATCGACGGAGCCGCCGGCGAGGAGCGCTGGCGCCCGGCGAACATGGCGATCGCCGGCCAGCCCGCGACGCCGGCTGACGCCTGAAAGGACCGACAGAATGCCGTGTGACACCTCGGCCGTGCTGGCGGCCGTGCGCGCGCAGCCATGGGCGATCCTGCCTGACTACCTGGCGGCGATCGAAGCGATCGCGCTGCGCGCGCTGGACCATCCGGCGCTGCTGACCGTGGCGGAGGACGGGCACCAGGCGCGGCTTGCCGCGGGGCTGTCCGCGATCGCCGCGACCGGCACGCCGCTGGAAGGCACGCGGACGGCGATGCTGCGCGATGGCGTTGCGACGATTCCTGTGTTCGGGCCGATCTTCCCGCGCGCGACCATGCTCAACAGCTCCGCCGGCGGCACAGCGCTCGACGCGGTGATGCGCGATTTCCGCGTCGCCCAGGGCTCGCCGCAAGTGGACGCCGTGGTGCTCGCCTTCGACAGCCCTGGCGGCGTCGTCTCCGGCCTCGGCGAAGCGGCGGACGCCATCCGGGGCGCCGCCAAGCCCGTCACGTCCTTCGTCACGGGCATGGCGGCATCGGCGGCCTATTGGCTCGCCTCGCAGGCGCGCGAGATGGTGCTCGACCGCGCCGCGAGCGTCGGCTCCATCGGCGTCGTCGCAACCGTCAGCCGCCAGGAGGCGACCGACGCGAACGGCCGCCGGTCCTATGAGGTCGTGTCCAGCGGCGCGCCGCGCAAGCGGCCCGACGTGACCAGCGAGGACGGGCGCGCGGCGGTGCAGGCCGAGGTGGACGCCATCGAGCAGCAGTTCATCGCGGATGTCGCGGCCGGGCGGCGCGTCTCGTCCGGCATTGTCCGTTCGGAGTTCGGCCGCGGCGGCATGGTCGCGGCGGCCAACGCGGTCGGAGCCGGCATGGCCGACCGGATTTCCACCCTGGAGGCCACCCTCCAGCAGCTCGCGCGGCGCACCGCGCAGACCTCACCCGCTGGCCGCCGTGCGTGGGCGGCAGCGGATCTCGAAACGCGGCGTCGGGTCGCGGGAATGGAGTGATGAAGATGGACCGGATCACGGCCCTGAAGGCCCGCCGCGCGGGCATCATCGAGCAGATGGAGGCGCTGGTCGCGTCGCGGGAGGGCGAGGACTTCACCGCGGAGGACCAGGCCGCCTACGACGCGCTGCGGGCGGAGGACGACAAGGTCGCCGCCGACCTGTCGCGCGCCGAGGACATCGAGCGCCGCAAGGCCGCCGCTGCGCGGCCGGTCCCGGCGCTGCCGGGCGGCGCGCCGACCGTGCCTGCGCAGCCGAAGGCCGCCGACGAGAA